CATTTAATAATAGAACATTTTTCTCTCCGCCTAATTGTTCAACTATTTCGCGACGATCTGGCCAGGTAACTCCTCTTTTAACAGACATTATAAAAACACGACCTTTTTTTTTTAGGACTTTTCCTTTGCACATAATAAATTTTTTAGGCATCTTTGTATCTAAATTTAATGTTTGTTATAATAAATCAATTTTTTTTTCTAAATCAAAATTTTTTTCTATATCAACAATAGGCTCCTTTATTTTTAATCTATAAATATTATCTCTAGATATCATGCTTATAAATTGTTCTTGATCTAAAATATTACTTAAACTATCATATAAATCTTTATTATGCCAATTAATTAAATTAATAGATTTAAACATTTCCTCATTAAAATGATGTAAATAAGTATTATTTGAGGTATTAAATAATATTTGGTAAGGCGTTTCTCTCATTAGACCTTCTAATGACCGAAATTCCTCCAAATCAATACCTGCAATAATTTGGTTGGAATCATTTTGAACGTAAAGCATATTCCATATACCTGTATCGCCAATACCTAATATTAATCTGAAATATAAATGTTGTAATATATTTTGTTTTAATTTTATATCTAATAAATCTTTATATTTAGAATCATTAAATATTTCGGATATTCTTATTCCTACTACAGAATCGCTTCTATCAAAATATTTAATTTCTTCACCAGACCATTTATCTATCATAGTTTGAATTATTTTATTTCTATCTGATTCATTCATTATATTATTGGATACAAATTTCGATACCAAATAATATTGATTATTCTCATCAATATAAATTTCAGACCAAGGCCACGCAGATTTAAATCCACTATATTTATCAAATTCTTGTAAAATTATATTATATTTGATAGAATATAATAATTCATTATCTTTACTATCATATGTTCCTTTAATAATAACTTTTTTATCAAAATCAATTCTATTAAATTTTTTTCTTTTACCTGTTCTCTGTTGTGTAAGTGGAAATTCATAAATATCTTTAGATTGAATTTTAAAAATTGAAATATCAATAAAAGCTAGTAATTTCTCAATAGTATTCATCATTTGTGATTTTTTTTCTAGTGGTTTCATATAAATTTTTGAAATATCTATTGGGTCAATTAAAGGAATTTCTATACCAAGCACATTATCACTTTTTAATTCGTCATATCCTTCTATTGTTAGTTTTTTAATTGTACAATCATTTAAACTTCCTATAGCATATTTAATAATATTATACAAATCTTCATAATTTTCTAAAATAAATTTTTTATTAAAATTTTTTGGGTCAATATAAAAACTATTCTTTAAATCAATATATGATTGTAAAGTTTTTTTTTTACCAGTATGAATATCTAGTATATATTCTTCAAAATATTTAGTATATAAATTTGGATCTCTATATATAATAGGATTTTCTAAATATTGAGAAATAATTAAATTATAATTAATTTGTGGAACAAATGGATTTGTGCTTATTTCAATTTCATCTCTATAAACAATTAAAGCAATCGCATGATAAAAATATAATGGTTTTTCTATATGATTCATCATATTATAAAAATTATATAGTGCATTAATAGTTTGATACAATAAATCAGATTGTTTAGATATATTTTTAATATGGGTCCATAATGATTTAAATAGTTTATTAATAGTTTTATCATCTTGTTCAGGTAATTCTTTAATAATTTTTCCTAAACATCTAAAAGTTTTATCTAAATTTTTATTATTAATTGATTGGATAAAGGTTTCAATATTATAATTGTCTGATCTACTTCTAAATTCTAAATCAGTATATTTTTTGTATATAACATTATTCATAAAATCATAATATTCTTTCATATTATTATGATAAAATTTAGGTAAAGTATATGCACTTTTAAGATAACTTAATAGTCTTGCTTTTTTAGCATTACATAATATCCATATCATATCTATTAAATATTTTTTTGATATTTCACTAGTTCTATTTTTCTGCCAATTATCATATAATTCATACATTTTAATAGGAATATCTATCCTATCATTTATGTTAACTTCTTCAGACATAATAACAATTAATCTATTAATAAAATTACTTCTTATTCCTTTAACAATTTTATGTAAATCGGTCAGATATTTATCTTGATAAGTGTTTGTTTCTTTTTTAAATAATTCAAAAACTTCTTCATTCGCTATTTCTAATTCTAAAAATGTATCAGCTTCTATAGCACATTTAATTGCTTTTTCACATTCAGATCTTCTAATATATTTTTGAACTGCACTTAACAGTTTTAAAAAATCATATCCATTTTTAGTTTTTTTTACTCTATATTCTGCTCTATATTTTCCATATGATTTTTTATTATTCATTTTAGTTTCAGTTTTTGTCACAAAAAAAATCAGTATCAGCATCAAATTTTTTCTCATCTAAATATTTAGCATTAATAGGTTAATCCATTATATTTATTTCTATAGATTTTTTAGATTTTATAGGATCATTTGGTAAATCATTTCTTAAAAAAAATTCGTCATTTTGTTCGCAATATCTATAACATATATGTTCACCAGCATTTTTAGAAGGTCTTGTTATTTTACAAACATCACCACATTTTAAATTAATATGTTTAGCCATAGGATCAGTATTCAAAATATGTGGTAATTTTTCTAATGTATCAAGTTTTAATTTTTTTTTTAATTCATTTGCTTCATACATACTTATTTTTTCATGTTTAGGAATTAATTTATGTTTAGATATATTAAAAATTAATCTATTTAAATGAAACATTTGAATATTATTTAAATCATTCTCAAGTTGTAAATGAACTTCATGTAAATTTTTTCCATAACATATTATAAAAATAATAGTATCATTTTTGTCTTTTAAATCATATTGTTTATATGTAGTAGGTATTAAAATATTATTTATCTCATTGATAGCCTGTTTTTGTTCAGTAGAATTACTAATTGATTCTGTTGAATTTTTTTTATCAATTGAAATGACAAATTTAACAATTGTTTTGGCATTTTCTATTTTTGGATCAACACCACAATATGTTGAATATATATCTAATATTCCCGTATAATTATTAAAAAATAAATTTTTTGATTCATATAATTCATTAAATTCTGAAAATGGCATAATATTTATAGACTGATTTTCACATAAGAAATGTCGATCTTCTAACATTTCAATTATAGTTTTTCTTGATAAATATAATTTTTTAGCAATTGACATTTATTATTATTATTATATTTAAATAAAATAATATTAACATAATTAATCTATTTAAACTGAACAAAGTTTTTTATATTTCAAGTAAGCAGAATGATTCATATAAATAAACTGAATTATAAATTTTATTTATTTTTAACTCAGCTATAAACACAGCTTTATCAATATTATTTATAAATTTTATTGCAAAATCATAATTTTTAAAAATTTGTATTGGACTTATTCTAAATTCTATAATATTATAAATAATATATATTGAATTAAGTATTTCTGGTTGAAAATTATTAATTTTATAATTTAAATCTTTTGATAAAAATTTACTATATTTTATTTCATTATTTTGTTCTATTTGAGAATAGTCTACCTTGTAAAAGAAATCTATTTTATTATTTTTAATTAAATAATTAGTATCAATTAAATTATCAGTTATTCCAATAATTATTTCACAATTATCTTTATTTAATATAAGTATACTATATGTGGTAAATACTTCAATATCATAATATTCTGTTTCAATTTTATTTTCATTAAAATTATCATCATCATCATTAAATAAATTTTTCCATAATATATTTCCTAAAGGATCATTTTTAATTATTTTTTCAAATGTATTTTCATTTTTTTCATTTATATAGACAACATTATTTGTGTTATTAGAGCTCATAATACTATTATAAATAAAGATATATTTAAATAATTTATTTAATTATTTTAATTGTGGTTTAACAATTTCTTCAACTAGTTTACTTCCCACTGCAACTGAAGCGTCATGTTCAGCAATATCATTGTTATATACTTTTGCTGCTTGATCAATTAAATAATTTAAACGTTTACAACCATTAATATCAAATTTATTATCTTTACTTTCAATAATTTTATATATTGCTGGAACTTTTTCCAATTGATTAGAATATTTTCTATTCATATTATTTAAATAATCTTCCTTGTTATTATACCAATCTGAATTTAAATCATTAATATCATTTTCTAACATTTTATTTAAATTTTTTAATTGAATAAAATCTTCTTTAATTAATTTTTGTAAATTAGACATTTAAATAATTATAGAATTAAAATTTCAAATTTAAACTAATTTATTATATTATATATTATGACATTTAAAAATAAATTTCCTTACTATCCTACAAATAAATCAAAAATATCATCTAAACCTCCGGATATTAAAGTTTTTAATAATATTGTTAGGACTCAAAAATATGATTTTCGTAAAATTACAGAAGGTTTATCTTCCAAATTTAGTATGAAAGGTGGAAATATTAATTTATATAACTACATTGTAAATCCTATTAACAAAAAAAAATATTTAATTAAAACTAACATGGGGAAAAAAATTTTAGATACATATTTAAATCAAATAATTAATTTATAATTTAAATATTTTTTTTTTTCTATTATTTATTTAATGAATTACAAAATATTCTCATCTTGCTTATCTATTTTACTAAGTATATTTTTTATAGCAAAAAATAGTCTAGATTTTAGCCCAATACGATTTCATTGTAATAATTATATTTTAAATTCATATTTGTATATATTTTTAGCAATTTCGATTGTATTTGCTACTATGTTTTCTATGGATAATATAAATATAGATCCTTCTGTGTTATTCAGCGGCTCGTCTAAATTTTTACTACTATTATTATCATTGGTATTATTATTTTTTGTTATAACTATTAAACCTTATCATTTTTTTACAAAACATTTATTATATATTTTATGGATTATTTTATTAAGTGTATTTATATATCCTATATTTAAATATAATAAAGATTTATTTTATTCTTCTGGTGCTACTACACTTAGCATTCTTATTTTACTATCATTTGTTGCATTTCAATATCCTGATATAATTAAAGATAGTTGGGGATTTAATTTATTTATTATTCTTATAGGTTTAATCATTCTAACTATTATTCACAAAATATTAAAAAATTATAATATAATTAAAAGTAATAAATATAATAAAATATTTTCATATGTTAGTGTTATAATATTTTCTTTTTATATGCTTTATGATACAAAAAATTTAATAAAAAATTCGAAATTATGTGGAGTTAAACTTGAACCTGACTATATAAATCAATCATTAGATATTATATTAAATTCAGTAAACATTTTTACTGGTATTACAAATTTAAAGGAATAATTTACATAAAAATTACAATGAATGTAGTATTTGTTTAGAAAATTAAAAGATTCTATAAAAATATATATATTAGAATGTTCTCATAAATATCATGAATGTTGTTTAAATATATAGTATAATCAACCAGGCACTAATTATATATGTCCTTTGTCTATGATTCCCATAGACATTATAGAAATAGTCCATTCAAATAAAATGAATAAAATCTAAGCAATTTAAATAATAGTTTTTATGACATAAATATTAATATAGAAAATTCTATACAACAAATCCGAATTTAAACTTTATGAATAAATAGTCTAAATATTTCAGCTCTATTTATAAAAAATATTGATATTTATTAAAATAATAAAATTATTATAAAAAAATTTAAAATAATTATATTTATTTTAAATTTTTATATTATAATATTATATGTTCTATAATATTATAAAAGATCCAATATTAAATAAATTTGAAAATATAAATGAAAAACGTGGAAAAAGTATTTTAAATAGATATATAAAATTTTTATATAGAGGAGGATCAGATACAAAAAGTGCTACAACCGGAAAAGCAGAAAAAGAAACAACACTAGTTACACCTGAATCAATAGATTCAAAAGAGAAGCTTCGGGTCGAGCTTAACGATCTTAAGCTGTCCGTGCTTGTTAATCGTGCGCATGACTTGAAAGTGGACGAGATACAGCTCGAGAACGCACAGGACGGACACAGAGACACAGTAAAGGATTCCATCATAGAGCTTATACTTGCTAAAACTGTGTTTTCCGATCCCTCCTCCTCCCTCCTCCTCGATCCCTTGGATCATTACAACATTTGGGTAAAAAAATTATTTTTGAGTTATTTTCCATCAATATCTGACGAAATGTCTCTTTTCCAAAAAGAAAAAAAGAATAATATTTTATGTATAAATTATATTAATTATATACAAGAGAAAAATTATGATCTATTTCAAGCTGAATTAAAATATAGATATTCAGTTGTTTATAAAAATAAATATCGTGAAGAAATAAAAAAATACAATGAATATGTAAATAAAAAAAAAGAAAAAAAAAAAGGAGGAGGAAAAAAAAAAGCAGTAGAACGGAAACCGTCGCTGACAGCCACAACAACTAAAGTTGATATAAATCCGGACATAGATGAATTAACAAAAATTCCTTATCTTATAGGTTATTCATATAATGACATCGTTGATTGTGAGATATCAGATGATTTATATAATTGTGAACAAACTATACTTAAGTCAATAAAGATAGATGATAATTTTATAAAATCAATTATGAACAATCTAGATAAATATCTAGAAAGAAATAATAATTATGAGCTTAATACAGTATTGAAAGAAAATAAGTATTTGGTTAAAATTAAAAGTAATGAATCTTTAAAAGAATATGTACGTCATTGGGATTTTTTGCCACCACTAGAGAAGAAGATTATTTATCACTTAGATAATAATATAAGTACGCTCATGAAGGACAAAGCCAAACAAAAAAAGCTACAGGAACTTATCAAAGATCGATTTTATCTAAATCCAACTTGGTGGGATGTTACTGAAATAACAGACATGTCTTACTTATTTTATAAATATGATTCACCTATAGATGCTATAGGTAATTGGAACATAATAAACGTTAAAAGTATGAAAAGTATGTTTGAAGGATGCATGGATTCGATTCATGATAAAGGTGATCCTATAAATTGGATACAAAGATGGGGAGAAAAAATAGGAGAATGTGAAAATCTTGATAGAATGTTTGCTTTTTCTTCTATTAATTACGATTCATTTAATACATGGGATGTGACCAACAAAAGTTATAATGATATGTTTTCAGGAAGTCATAAAAGTAGTATATTATTTTATTATAGTAAAATTGAAATAATTAACAAATGGATGGTCAATAATTTTATAAAAATCAATGATCAAAATAAAAAAGAAAATATAGATGAGTTTACAATAAAATATATACAGGAACAAACTAAATCTGAGGAACAAACTAAATCTGAGGAACAAACTAAATCTGAGGAACAAACTAAATCTGAGGAACAAACTAAATCTGAGGAACAAACTAAATCGGAGGATGATAATATATTTCGTAATTATAAATATAATCTGATTACAAGATTGGGGACTGATAAACACCTGCCTTTCTCAATAATAAAAGAAATTAAAGATACAGATGTTACCGTATTGTGTTCGGTGCCTTGCACTTCAGAATACCAACGCAGTCGACTACCTTACAGCGAAGAACCATATTTTAAATTATTTGATGAAAATGTCTTTAAAAATATACCCAGAAACGGAATGCCTGTTACACATGCAGCTGCAGATCTAGGTCTAGGCGTAACCGAATGGGTATGGAATCAGAGGCTCAATTCTTATGAAGTGTGCAACATCCCCGTCAAGCCAGAAGAAATACCAATGTCCGACTTTTTAATTGCTTTAATGGTTCCATATATTAGGGTTAGGGATACAGATACAGAAAAAAGAATACCTATTAATATAGGTTTTAATACAGGTTTTAATACAGAATCTGATCCAATAGCAATGAATTATAAGCATGATCCTACAACTATGGCAGCTTTAACATTGGAGAGTTCTACAAGTGATTGTCATTTGAAGCAAAAAGAACAAAATAAAAAACTTACAGAACATGGCTATGTAAAAAAACTGTCGGTGGGCATTAATGAATCAGAAGGACAACAAGATCATATGAGACAAATTATTGACACAGAATATCGAAAAAAGATTGAGGAACTAGTGGCCGCTCACAAGCGTGAGAAAGAAAAGCAAGCTAAAGCAGCTAAGGATGCAGAAGCAAATAAAGAGCAGGATGTGATTAATCAAGAAAGAAAACAGGAACAAAATATAATAAATCAAAGCAAAATAGTAAGAGGTGAAGCTACAGAGCGCAAAAAAAGAGAGAATAAAAAGAAGCTGGAGGCGGAGGCGAAGAAGAAGGCAGAGGAGGCGGCACAGAAGAAGGCCGCTGAGCCGAGCCACGTCCCTTTAACAGATGCAGTTCTAGATCAAAGATGGGAAGAAATGACTCCACAGGAAAGAAAAGATTATGAATCCTCTGAGAGACAAAGACAGCAACAACTATTAACAACAAGTACTCCTGTTGCCATCCAAGGGCAAAACTGGATGAAATTTAATAATATTATGGATTTTATAACTAAATTTGAAAACAAACATACGAAAGGTATATGTAATTTTATAATTGATGGTTCAAATTTATTTTATGATGACAATAATAGTAAAGATAGAGATAACAAAATGCGTTCTTTTAATACTGCTATAACAGAAGATATAAATATACAGGAGCGCATGCGTAAGACATCAATTAAAGATATTGACTCTGTCAATATATATTGTGTTATTAAAACTCAAACATTGAAAAAGATGAAGACGGGGGGTTTAGATTGTATTTATGATTCAATAAATACAATGTTTTCTCAAGCTGCGAAGACCGAATTGTCTTTTAATTTATGGGTAATAGAAATAGATGTAGAAACGTGTTCTGATCCTCCCACCCAACCTTGTATAACTAAATCAAAAGAAATTAGTGGAGTAAAAGTGTGTTCTGCTTATACTGATAATCAAGTCCTAATTAAATTATCAGAATTAGATGGCACAGACGAAAAAGATGAGACTCATTTAGCATGTGAATACGACGATATGTTAATGGCTGGATTATCTTATCCAAAAGACGGTATAAGTATAAGTATAGGTATAATAACAGCAGATGGTAAATTAAGAAATATGGGTTTTGACAAAGAAAATAATAAGTTTTTACTAATGTGGAATGAATTTATAAAAATACAAGAATTAGAATATAAAATCCGCATATATAAGCGGACAAAGCTATCAAATAGTTATACAGATTTTAAGCTATAATATTCATATTCAACTAAAGATTTATTAAAAGAAATATTAGGATGAAATAATTTTATAGGTGTAATAAGTTTACCTCCTAAATTATTAATATCTATAATATTTTTAGTTTTTATTGGAACAATTCCCATTTTAATATCATCAGAATCGCCTTTAATGTTAATTATAGTAATATTATCATTAATTAATTTACCTAAACACGAAGGAGATAATTCTAAATTAGTGTAAGGATCTGTTGTATTTAATTTTAAAAATTTATTTACAACATATTGAAGTTGGTATATATTCCATTGGTATTCTATTAATTCATCATTATAAAAATATAAATGGTCATCGCATATTTTAGTAATTCTATTAATTGTTAAAAAATTAAATTTAGAATGAATATTTTGCGATAGATCGAAAGTAGTATTTGGTTGTTGTGGTTGTTGTGGTTGTTGTGGTTGTTGTGGTTGTTGTGGTTGTTGTGGTTGTTGTGAAAGTTTTATTAGTATTTCAAATTCATTTTTTACATAATCTGATTGGTCATATTTTGGTATAGACAAAAAAGGGTTTTCAAAGTCTTTAGTTATATTTTTTTTTAATTCGTTAATAGCGTCTAGCATTTCGTTTAATGATTTCCATTTTATAGGAGATAATATTAGAAAGGAATCATCAGGTTGATATAAGGTTTTTTTTTTATCATCCCGTATATAAGGATGGTTAGGTATATTTAATTTACTAAAACTTATATAAAAAGTAATTAAAAGAAGTAGATTAATGAATTGATCTTCTTTATTATCATAAATCTTTAAATTTTTACCATGTGTTTCATCATCAATATATTCATTTAATATAAAAATAATGTTTAATGCACGAGAAAGTATTTTACTTTCTAGTTCATTTTCCTCATCAACTAATTCTAATACCAAATTAGCAATTTGTTCTTTTTTTTTTTGATCAAGTAAATTCTTTAAGACAGTAGATTCATCAAGTATATTTTTTAATATTTGTTTCATCTTGGTCCAATCATCTTTATAATAAATTCCGTGATCATTATTCTGCATGATTGGAATAAGTGAATCAAAATGAATATTATCGAAATTAATACAAAAACACATAGTCTCATTGCATGATAAGTCATCCGGTTCTGGATAATAAACTGTCCATTTTGACAGATTATTTTCATAAACCGCAATACATATACCACAAATAATTGCAGATGCCGTTATATCGAAATCAGATGACCATCCGTCCGGGCCTACCCCTTTTCCATGATTTGCATGCTCATAACCTATTTTCATCATATTTATTTCATCTATATTAATTTTAGTAAAAGGTTCATTATTTTTAGAAACTAAATCATATACTGCATTCCGAAGTATTCCTATATCCTTAATTTGATCAATATAATTAGGAGATAGATTATTAAGATGATTAAGATTATTATAAATAGGATAATTTGGGAGTTTTTTTTGTTGATTAAGTGTTAATAGAGTTCGATATAAAGCCCAATAAAAACAATGACCATCCGCTGGATTACTAAACTTTTCCCAATATTCATCTCTATTTCCTGGATAAAATTGAATAAATTTTTCGATTGTCATGTCTCCCTGTTGTGGGGTGCGATAAATTTTTTTTTGATTGTCAAAAAATAGCTTATTTTTTTCCAACATATTTGTTAACGAACTAATACCTTCTGAATACAGTTTTTCGGCTCCTCCATAATTTAATTTTAAATAATTTAATAATATTTTTTTTCCTTTTTTAGAATTAATTTTTATAAAATTTTTAGTAAAAGGACATTTTATTTTATTATACATTTATATATATTTATAAATTTATTAATAAATAAATTTGATAATGATAAATAATTTATTTATTAATATAAATGAATCAAAGAATAGAAATAATTTTAGGATGTATGTTTTCAGGAAAATCTACTGAATTGATACGTAGATTAAGTAGATATGAAGCAGTTGGTATTTCTACATTATTAATAAATAGTTCATTTGATACAAGGACAGATGATGGTGTTAAAACACATAACAATATAATTAAAAATGCCAAAAAAACTAGAAATTTAATGAGTATAGTAAATACGGATGAATATATAACTAATAATGTAATAGGAATAGATGAAGCACAGTTTTTTCCAGATTTAAAAGAATTTGTATTATATTCTGAAAATAATAAAACGATAATAATAGCGGGTTTAGATGGAGATTCAGATAGACAACCTTTTGGTGAAATATTGGAGTGTATACCTTTTTGCGATGAAGTAGTAAAACTAACAGCCCTAGATATGGTATCAAAAGATGGAACAAAAGCCATATTTTCTAAAAGAATATCATGTAATAATGATAATAAAATATTAATAGGTGCAGATGATAAATATTTAGCAGTATCAAGATATAATTTTCTAAATTATAAATTAGATGCTAAGAATAACAAAACAAAATATTAAATAAAGTTTTAAATATATTAAGTATTAATACAACTTATATAATTATTAGAAGTCTCATCAATATAGTCAATTTCTTCTTCGGTATTTTCTCTATTTAAATATTTATTTCTGATAGGAAATCTACCATATATTTTAATTAATTTACAATTTTTTTTTTGATGAAATAATGTTCTTTTGAGAATATTTTTTTCTTCTAAATTTTTTTGATTTTGTATAAGATTTTCTAATATTTTTATTCCTAATTTTTGATCTTCAATGTTTTCACTATGTTGAAAAGGCATTAAGGCAAAAGTTTGTTCAATAGCGTTTAATTTATGAATATGTAAATCTAATCCCATTTCAGTAAATAATAATGCAGATCTATCATTTTTAAATGCTTTTTCACTATTTCGATATATATGTCTTGAGAATTGATCAAGTAAAATAATCAAAGCAAGATATGATTTATGGTTGCATAACCAATAGTGTAAATATCCAGATTGTGCATCTTTTAGTATATAATTAAAATTATTTGTAATATATCTATCATACTTATTGCTAAAAAACCATTTATTATAATCATTTTTATTTTCAAACCAAAAATTAAGAATTTTATTGACTAATATATTATTATTAGTATCAATCATAGTTATTATTAAAATATATTTTTTTTTTTTTTTTTTTTTTTT